CTAAATTGATATGACTTCTCCATTTTTAAAATGAATTTCTACACTTTTTCCTTTATGAATTATTATCGTATCTACCAAATAATTAAATAGCTTGGTATCGTATTCTGTTAGTAACTCACCTTGTTTTTCTAATGAGTCTATAAATATTTTCAGTTCTCTTACTCTCTTGTTTTTACTCAGTAAATCTAAGTTTTTCTGTTCTAATTGTTTCTCTAACAATTTATATTCTTCTATCAGTTTATTATATTTTCTAGTGTACTCTTCTTGATCTTGTGCTATTTTGGAATTCGTTATTATCAACTTTTCTACATCAGTTCTGATATTTTCTAATCTTTCTTCGAGTTGAATGATTTCATCATCTAACCCCCTGTCTTCTTTTATCATCTTAATCAGAAGTTTTATATTACCTATAATTTCTTTTCTATTATCAATTACCTTATTTAATGCTGATACTACCCATCTTTGAATTTCATCATCTCTTATATGAGGTGTATCACATTTTTCTTCATTCTTATACTTGTCTTTGCATCTGTATATTGTCTCTTTATATTTGTCATTTGAATGCCATAAATGTCTCACGTATGAACTACCGCAACATCCACACCTAATTTTTCCAAAGTAGTTTTTCTCTGTATACCATTTTTTATTTTCACTTAGCTGCACTTGAACTGCATCAAATACTTCTTTATCAATTATTGCTTCATGGCTATTTTCTACATAATACTGAGGTAGCTCTCCGTTGTTCCTTTTCTGAGTCTTGTTTAAGAAGTCTGCTACATAGTATTTTTGAAGTAAGGCATCACCTTTATATTTTTCGTTTGTTAAAATACTTCTTACACTGCTATAACTCCATTTTTCTTTTCCTCTTGGTGTCGGTATTTTATTTTCAGTTAGATGTTTTGCTATTTGATTAGGATTTTTTCCTGATAAGAACTGTCCAAATATATATCTTACTATTTGGGCTTGCTCTTTATCTACTTCAAATCCTCCATCCTCTTTTGGTTTAAAGCCTAGTACATTATTATATGCAAATGTCACTCTACCCTCAGCAGCTTGTTTTCGTTTAGACCATGTTATATTTTCTGATATTGATCTACTTTCTTCTTGTGCTAAGGAACTCATTATTGTAATAAGTAATTCACCCTTTGAATCGAATGTCCAGATGTTTTCTTTTTCGAAGTATATCTCTACTCCAACATCTTTTAGTTTTCTTACAGTTGATAGTGAATCCACCGTATTTCTTGCGAACCTACTTACACTTTTTGTTAATATGAGGTCTATCTTACCTGCTAGTGCATCATTTACCATTTCTTGAAACCCTAGACGTTTTTTTGTATTTGTTCCACTTATTCCCTCATCTGAATACATCTTCACAAACTCCCAATCTTTTCTACTTGATATGTACTCTTCATAATACTTCATTTGAGTTTCATAAGAACTTGTTTGATCTTCATTATCTGTCGATACTCTGGCGTAACCTGCGACCTTTTTCTTTTTTATACTAGGTAGTTTTGACTGACGACTAAGGTCCTTATTGGCTTGTATAGTTGTAATTTTTCTATTCATCTTTTACTCCTTTTTTAGGTTACCTTGTTTTTTTATTTCTTGAACTTTATTGAATATTTTCTGAGAAATAATTGCTTCATGTGCATTTTCTACTATGTACATAGTCTTCTCACCAGTATTTTTTACTGAACGACCTTTTTCTCTTACATTAAAAGTCTTTTGTAATATAAGTTTCCCTGTATAAGTTTCTTGGGATAATATTCTATAGATAGCTAGTCTTGAAAACCTCTCTCCTCTTCTTGTGCGTTTACCTTCCTCATTTAATACCCTTGATATCTGTGTTGGTTTTATTCCTGATAGGTATAACTTATAAATCTTTCTAATAATGTCAGCTTCTGACTCTTCAATTTTATAAGAATCTCCTATCCATCTATATCCTAATATAGGTTGTGGGCTATGTGGTAATCCTTGTTCAAACTTCTTCTTTACACTCCACCTTACATTACTACCTATCGCCTTTGATTCTTCTTCAGAAACAGCAGCGAGTAACGTTAGTAATAACTCTCCATCTGTAGTGAGTGTATCGATATTCTCTTTTTCAAATTGAACCCCTATGTTTAATTTCTTTAGTTCTCGTATTGTTTCTAGCAACTCAATAGTATTTCTTCCAAATCGTGATATAGACTTTGTAAGAATTATATCAATCTTTCCTTTCCTACAGTCATCTATTAATCTTAAATACTCCTTACGATTTTTTGTATTTCTTCCACTTACTGAGTTGTCGTAATAAACTCCAGCATACTCCCAACTAGGATTATCTTGTATAAGTTTACTATAATAGCTTATTTGTTCAGATAGTGATTGTAGTAAATCTCGATGTGATACTCTTGCATAAGCTGCGACTTTTTTCTTTTTTACATCAGTCACATTTAGTGTTTCTAACTTTTTTATAGTTTTCATTATTGTATCCTCCTTTTCGTCATTACTATATATCACTCTAAAGAAACTATTTATCAAGTGATAACTCCAAAAGTTCAGATATTTTGGGATCATACTTTTCTAACATCTTATGTTTGAATTTATTAAATTCATCTTTTGTGATTAAATTTTTCCTAGACAAGTTACTTAATATTTTAATTGTGATTTGGTAGGTTACTTCATTTTTATTGTTCATAACTACCTCCAAATCTATGTTTAATATAACATTCATGACTGCAATACTTTCTTTTATTATTGGAATAAGATGTAAATTCTCTTTCACAACATTTACATAGATGTGTAGAAAATGCCTTTCTATTCATCTTGTCTTGGTTATTCTTCCACCATTTCATTCGACAAGCATCACTACAATATTTCTTTTGTTTTTTCCCATTTAAATGAGTTAACTTTTCTCCACATACCTTGCAAGTATCAAAATCTTCTGTATCTAACTTTTCTAATTTTTCTCTTCTGCAAATTGACTTAACTGTATTGGATGACACATTTAGACATACAGATATTTTCTTATAACCTAATCCTTTTTCTCTTAGCTTTTTTATTTCATCTTTCAGTTCCATATTTCCTCACTCCTATGATCTTTATATTCTCTACATCACAGGTAAAGAAAACTATAGAAAATTTAACCAACGAAAAAAAAATTAAAAAATAGGTATTCACATATTTTCTATTTCTAATACAGCATATCTATGGTAAAATTACTTTATATATGTAACAAAAAATAATTCATTAATAGCGGTTTTTATCTTAATAAATTTTAAATAAATAAGGAGGTAGTATATTATGAATACCGAATTTGATTTTATAGATTTATATTTACTTATCCAAGAAACAAAAAAAAATAGATTTTTCTTCTGAAAAGACAATAAACAAATTATATGACAAATACCTCTCAAACTATAAAAAAATAGGTAAATTAAATAAAAAATCTTTAAAAAAATTCCTTAGAGAAGACAATTACTATAACAGAAGTGAAATATTAAATCACCTTCCATCAGGATATAAAACCCTAGTGATTAAAAAGAAAATATATAATAGCGATTTACAATGTGATAAAAAAACAAATAAAGGAAACCAATTGAAAAATTTACCAAATTGGAATAAATTACAAAATCGAAGCATTTATCACAAATCTCACATTATAGCTAGAGAATTAGGAGGAAAAAGAATCTATCATTCTTCAGGTGAATATTACAACGGTTTTATAGGTACTGAACATGCCAATGTCGGTAGAAATGGAAAGTCAGGAATGCGCTGTATAGAAGGAGTAATCCGAGAACATTTATGTGAAAACGAAAATGATTATATAGTATATGAATGTCGTGTCATTTATAAAAGACCTAAAGATATAATTCCAATATTCATCGTTATTATTATAGTTTCAGGCGATTATTCAATCAATAAAATTTATTTTGTTTGGAACACTCAAGATGGATATATTATAGATTACAAAACAGGGAATTATCTTCCTTATGATAAATAAAAAAAGCCTAGAAGAAATTTTCTTTTCCTCTAGGCTCGCATTTTATCCTAATATTTCATTCACTTTTTGTTGAACTTCATTGTAGTTATACCCTGCATTAGTCAGTCTATTAACTCGGTCTTGTCCATTACCCCACTTACCTTGAATTACTTCTTGGGCTATTTCATCTAAATTATTAGATGTATAATTTCCATTCAGTAATCTATTCACTACTTCTTGAACCGCACTAGCATTATATCCTGCGTTAGTTAATCTGTTTACTCTATCCTCCCCGTTACCCCATGCTCCTGAAATAACTTCTCGTGCAATTTCTTCATTACTTTTATCACCAGTTGATACTGAATTTGTAGATCTACTTGGTTCTGAGATACTAGTATTTCCTAACATTTCATCAACTGTTTCTCCTAAAGTCGCAAAGTAATTCATACGTTCTACAAAGTAAGTTTTAACACTATCAGTTGTTCCACCATGTAAAGCTAAACTACGATGTGGACAACTAGTTGGACTAAACTCATGATGTAATCTTACAGTTTGTTTATTAATTGGCAAGCCATAATAAATCAAGTCTTCTGTCGCCTGCATTAACGTCATATCTTCATTGGCTAAAAAGTCCTCATCTGAGACTTTCATACTCTCACATACCTCATAACCTATCGAGTGGGTATTACTCCACCACTCACCAGTGTGATATCCAATGTTGTATGTATCTATTACTCTTGCGATACTATATCGGTTACAATAATAGTGAGCTATTCCCAGTGCTTTATCTCGATATCTTAACCATTCCACATATTGTTCAGGTGTCATACTTCCTGCGTCATTATGAATTACTACAAAGTCTATGCTGTCAAGTTGACCTGCGTTCATTAGTGTTTCATTTATTATTTGTACCATCTTATTTTTCCTCCTTGTTTAATTGTTGTAAAATGTTTTGTAGTTTCTGAGGTACTGGTAGTCCTAATTTTGAAGTATTTTCTAGTATAGAAATACCTTCATTAGATAGGTAGAAAAATATTACCGCTGCTCTTAATACTCCTACATGACCTAAAATATAAACATCTAGTATGTTAGCTACCCCAACTAGTGAGAATATAATAATCTTTCTAGCTATTCCCTTAAAACCAACTGAACTAGATAATTCTTTTTTATCAATTGCACACATTATTCCAGTCACATAGTCTATTACTGAAAATGCTAAAAGTGCATAAATAAGTCCGTCCATACCTCCTAAAAATGCTCCTAAAACACCACCTATACTTGAGATTATAAGTTTATAATTTAATAATGTATTCATTTTATTTACCTCCCGTTAAATAATATGTAATTTTCATTGTTTTATCCGCCGTTTTTTCTACTGTCTTCGATAAATTATTTATTGTTGCTGAGTATGGTGTAATTAAGTATAAAACTTTTCTTAAATACTTATCCCCTGAGCTTTCTCCGTTCGCAAAATATCCAAGTAAAAATGGACCATAACTTAATGGAATACATTCTATTGTTGATAAATCGCTTTGTGCTATTTCTGTAACTTTATCATTTTTATCAATAGTAAAATTAGTCCCTATTATCATATCTCCTAATATATACATTCCACATCCTGTCGTATGTCTTGATACTGATCCTGTTTTTAGAGTAAACTTAGGTTCTATTTTAGTTACATCTACTGGGTTATTTATCGCAAACTTCACAACATATTTTTCATCTGTGCTAACTGCATATACATACCCTCCTCTCAATACAGATTTAATAGTTCTATAGTAATCATAGTCTAATGAGTATGCGCCTATATTTTCTATTTTCACATTTTCTAATGTGAATTCAGTTTCTTCCATAGAATTATTTGCTTTATTTATTTTCAACTTAGTTACATTGGTATTACCTCCGCTAGTACTAGTTTTCAATAAATAATAATTCTCTGCGTCCACATAAATACATACTCCATATGTTCCGTAAGATTTCTTATACTTTATCTTTGTTTCTGTTATATTCTTCTCAGCTAAAAATGATAATGAATCATTTAATCTAAAATTAAGCAGTGGTTCTCTTGATTTTATTATTCTAAGATGATCACTTTCAGGAACTATTGATACTATATAATTTTCTTCAAAGTTAGCTTCTACTACATTGACATATTTTTTCTTCATCTCAGTATCTGTATCCTTAATAAGATATTTATCTTCACCTAGTTTTATACGATTTGTCTCACCATTACTCTTTGTTCCAAAATAACCACCTCCCGCTTTAGCATTAGTTAAACAAACACTCGATATTTTACCATTTGCTTTTGATGTTCCAAAATCCCAAACAAACTTATAACCATTTGACGTTGCTTTCGATTCTTGCTTATTAAAACTACCTTGCAGTGGATTTTCCTGAACTCCTTCTACTTGTCCTGCATATCCAATACATTCATTACTTGTACTTACAAAGCTAGTATTTTTGTCTTCTGTTATTTTATCTTTAAATAACAAGATTCCTCCTACTATCTTTTCAACTATTGGATAAAATGTATCTTTATTAATATTTGTAAGTAGTCCATTCGGATTTAATGTTAGAATCTTTTCTAAAACATCTGTTACGAGGTTATCATCTTTTAAAACCTCTTTCTTTTTTGTTTTAACATCGGTTAATTCTATTATTGTCTTACCTTTCATTTTTCTCCTCCACTTCTACATTCTCGGTTATATTTCCAAATACGAATTTTCGTTTTAAATCATTTTTTATAATCACATCACTAAATTCATATTTAGGAACATCATAAGTTTCAACTTCTATATTACCCTCACTTAAATCCACTTGTTTTCTATGAGATAGTGTTAACTTACCTAAGTTTTCATTTACTTTTATTTTACCGTCCCAAGGTACATCTCCTCCTAAGGCACTACCTATGATCGCAGCACTTATTCCCTCTATTGGAATAACTAGACTACCTTTTTCCAACTCGAAATCCACAGTAAATCTATTAATCACTTTTTCTTTTAAGTTTATTAGTGGATAGAATAATGTGACCATTTGGCTTCCTGCTTTAGCTATAAACTTTGGTGCGTGATTTCTAATTGTGACTTCATTTAATGAGTAAATAATATTAAGCTTTTGATCTTCTTCAACTTCTCTAATCAAGGTTATCTTCTTTTCTTCTTTTTCATCTTTTAAGGTAGCAGTCTCTTCAATATATTTCTTTAAACTTTTAACATCAAATAACACAGTAGCGATAAAAAAAGCATCAGTTTCTTTACTTGATGCAAATTCTATATCGATTATTGTTTGTGAATTCTTTCCTATTTTTATTTCAGTTCCATTAACATATGCATTCACCTTTACTCTATCAGACTCAATAGTTTGTAATATACCTTGAATATTCTTATCTTGTTTGCTCTTACCTTTAGATAGTAATGCATTTTTACCTACACTTTTAATTCTATATTTCCCATGAATTTTATACTCAATTGATGTAACTATAGTATGATAACTTTCAACACCAACTTTAAAAGTAATCTTGTCCCCAACCTCAAATGCTGGATTACTTACGACTACACTATCTAACGGAGTATAGTCAAATGTAGCTACCTCTTCTAAAATTGCTTTACACATCCTTACTCGTTTTTCAGGAAGTCCTAACTGCATAAGAGGATTAACACCAATATTCATAGTTAAAGCATTGTCATTTTCTTTTGAATAATACTCTGATATTTTTGTTTTAAGATTTGTACTTTGTACTGCAGTATACCTAGTTGTAAAATCTGAGATACTTAATTCATACCTATCTATTTCTTTTATTTCATAATTTGAGTTTGTATTAAATCTTTTTAATATTAACTTACCAAAACGATCTATAGTCGCAAAACTTGCAGTAGTTGCACTTATATAATGAATTAAATCACGATACGTTTCTATATCATGCTCGGCATAAATCCCGACTCTTTCTACTCCATTTGGTAATTTTTCAATTTCTTCTTTGCCTATTCCAAGTTCTACACTACACTTCTTACAACAGAATTCTAGAAGTTCATAAATAGTCCCAGATGTTTCTTTAAAATTCAGAGTTTTATTAAACTTAACCATAAAGTCATAACCTTTAATTTCAACAAATTTCTTCGTTCTGTTAGCTTCAGTTGTTTCAAATATTCCTAGTGGTATTTTTTCAGTTTCATTATTTTCCAAGACTAAGTTGAAATATAGTTTTATAATGCTTCCGTCTAATGTTATCTCTTTTAATTCATCAAGTTTCAAAGTAATCCCCATCTCCGCAGCGTAAACTGAACCTAGTTCTATTTCATTACTTCCTGAGCACGAATTACTTATATAACCACTGTCTTTAAGGATATGTTTGTCATCAAATTTTATTATTTTTCCAGTTTTTAATAATATCTCCCCTGTCCAAAAATACTTTCTACTTTTCTTTTTTATCATTTTATTGAAGTTAACACTTGTCTGATACATCTAGTATTCCTCCAATTTAAAACTAACACCCCAAATTCCAAGACTACCGTTTTTATTTAAAAGACTAACCTTAAAATTTGTACAATAAGCATTTATTTCTTTTTCTTCTAGTGAATAAGGATCGAAATATTTAACTGGTATTATAGTTTGTTTTAACATTTTTGATAACTTTAAAAGATACTGGCTTGTTAGAGTTAGCTTCAAAGATATAGATATCACACTTTCCCTTACAATGTCTCTATGTGTTATTCCTGCTTCGGTAACTCCGCTACTGCTACCTTCAATATCTCTAAACTCAAAGTCTATCTCATCAGGAGTTGGTATTGTTTCATTATTAATTTTTATATATGATTTTTTCATATTACCTTCCTCCTGATTTTATAATTTGTCTGTTTTGTGCGTTTATTATTATTTCATCAAGTAATGTTCCACCTAAGTAAACCGGAATAACTATATCGCCAGTTGTCTCCTGTGGTATATTTATAGCTTGAATTAATTTGTTTAAATCATCGCTACTTATACCTGATGTTGCATTGACTCTTGGAAGTATGAATCCTTTTAAATCTGGATTTATCACCAAATCATTTGATAACTTAGCTACTGAGTTTTTCAAAAGATTTCTACTACTATCTAAACCTTTAGACAATCCTTTTATAAAGTCTGGCATCCAATCCTCGTAGTCTGTAAGCGGTCCTACCTCTGGAACACTAAAGTGTAAATAACTCCAAATTGTCTCAGCTACACCTTTTACCGCATCAACAACAGCACCTATCTTATCCCTAATTCCATTAACAATTCCTGAAATTAAATCACTCCCCCAAGAATAAGCTGAGTTTACTAGTCCCCAAATATAATCTACTGCACTTTGAAATCCATTTTGGATTGTTGAACTAATATTTCCTATAATATTTCCCACAACCGATAACATGTTATTAAATACGCTTTGAACATAGTTATAAGCTGAGTTTACAAGATTAGAGATTGTTGAATAAATATTATTCCAGATATTTGAAACTGTGTTAAAAATACCATCTAAAATATTACCTATAACATTTTTTATATTATTCCAAGAAGTGCTTATAAAATCACTAATTACCTGTACTATCGTATTTATAGAGTTACTAATATTTTGCCATATAGTAGATAAGAAATCTTTTATACTATTCCAAATTGTACTTGTAGTTTGGAATACAAAATCCCAGTAACTTGTAATAATATTTTTTATTACATCAAGAACTGTTTGGAAAATTGTTTTTATTGCTTCCCAAGTTGTTGATAAGAAATTTTTTATACTCTCCCACACGGATGTAAAGATAGTTTGAATAGCCGTAAAGGTAGTTGTAAAATATGTTTTGATATTCTCCCAAACTGTAGTCACTACTAAGGTTATACTTTGCCAAAGTTCTGTAAAATAAGTTTTAACACCCTCCCAAGCAGTTGTAAATATAAGACTAATAGCTGTGAGTGTTGTTGAAAAATAATTTTTAATAACTTCCCATACAACGGTTATAGTAGTACTAATAGCTGTCCATGTTTCTGAAAAGTAAGTTTTTATTCCTTCCCAAAGATTTATAAAAAAGTCTTTTATTTCACTCCAATGATCTTTCAAATAACTACCTATAGATATCAATGTTACAACCGCAGCTATTATAGCAAGTATTGGTACTACCGCACCAGATAAACCTGCCATTACACCACTCATCGCACTAAAAGCACCAGAAATTGCTGCAACACCCGTTATTATATTTCCTATTGAACCAATGACTGTACCGATTATTACTAATAGTGGACCAATAGCAGCTACTATAAGTCCAATTATTACGACTATCTGTTTAGCTGTTGGACTTAGACTATTCAACCAAGTTGCTATACCCCCAAGAACTGTAGCTACCCCTTGTAAAATTGGTCCTAAAACATCAGAAATTGCTTCTCCTAAACTACCTAATGCTAACTTAGCATTATTACTAGCTACTTTAAATTTATCTATACCGTCCTCTGTTCCTTCAAATGTTTTGTCTACAACATCCCCGTACTCAGACATACTTTTTGATAAATCATCTATAGAAAATCTACCTTCTCTTATAGCCCTAGTCATCTCTGCAGCACCTTTAGTTCCAAAAATCTTAGTCGCAATAGTTAGTGCTTCGGTTTCACTTCCTGCATTTTTTATCGATTCAATTGTTTTCTTAAGAGCTTCATCCATAGAAAGTCCGTCTTTAGTATAGGCTGCGACTGCTTTTCTAAACCCTCTTAGTGCTTGATCTGCATTTACACCATTTGCTTCAAACTGTGCAAGTAAGTTAATACTCTGACCTAGATTTAACCCCATTTCTTTTAGAATTGCTCCGTGTTGCTGAACTCCGTTCATAAGAGTATCAACACTTATTCCTGTATCCTGTGCTTTTTGTGTTATTAATCCTAACACATTGGCAGTTTCTTTAGCGTCAATCCCCCACTGAACCATTATTCTGTTTGTCATTCCTATAGCGGTATTTAGGTCTGTTTCATTTATCTCTGCGAACTTAAGAAATAAAGTAGATAGTTCTTGAAGCTCATCACCAGTAACTTTAAACCTAGTATTAACCTCACCTACCGCAACACCTACATCACTCATACTTACAGGTAAACTTTTAAAAATATTATCCGCAACATTTTTTAACCCCTCAAAACTTTCTCCAGTTGCTCCAGTCTTTTTGATGATAGTGTCGTACCCTTCATCAATTTCACGAAAGGCTAATGTTGCTGCTGCTCCAACTGCTACAATTGGTGCTGTCACATTTTTTGATAGAGTTGTACCTACTGAAGATATTTTTTCTCCAGTCTCTTTAAATTTACCACCAACTTCTTTAAGTGTAGCCTGCATCGAACTATCAGTGTGTTTTAATTTTTCTGTGAATTTATCTAATTCTTGTTCAGTCGCAATAATTTCTCTTTTTAATGCGTCAAATTGCTTTTCTGAAATATCTCCATTTGCGAGTGCAGTTTTAGCTTGTTCCTCAGCGAGCCTTAGTGTTTCTAACTTTTTCTTAGTCTCTTCTATGGCTGTATTTAAGAGTTCTTGTTTTTGAGTAAGTAATTCGGTATTATGTGGATCAAGTTTCAATAGTCTTTCAACATCTTTAAGTTCTCTTTGAGTTTGCTTAATCTTACCTTCAACTTCACTTAATGCTTGTTTTAGTTTAAGAGTATCTCCTCCGATTTCTACAGTAATACCTGCTATTCTACTTGCCATACAATCACCTCCTAAAAATTATCCATATCTTCTTGTGTCGCTATTACTTTATAGTTATAACTATCATTATTTTTTTCAATGTACATATCATTTACTAACCCTATTGTTAACTCAGATAAATCATTCATTGAAAGTCCTAATTCAACTGCACGCAGTAAAAAAAGAGCGGTATTTAACGTCCGCTCAGTTTCTTTTGCTTTTTTTTAGATGTACTCATAGTTTTAACATTTATACCCCATAATTTTATTAAGTCTGGTAGAAGTTTATATACAGATAAAGTATCAAACTGTTCTAACCATTCACCTACATCATTTGAGATTTTATCATCTGCATGGTAAGCCATAATATATGCGATATTTTCAAATATTTCTAAACTCTCAATATCGATATTTCCTTTATTCTTATTAATCTTATCTAATATAAGTAAGTCTTTATAAATATCACGACTAAACTTCATTCTGTATAGTCTAGGTATTGCTGCTGATGCTTTAAATCTTACAACTTTTCCATCTACATTTATATCCTTAATAATTCCCATTACATTTCTCCTTCATGTGTTGGCATATACACTGTTTGATACCAATTCTTATATGTATCTTCAGTTGTCTCTTTACCAGTTTTACTTTTTACAAGTCCTTCTTTGATAGGTCTTGCTTTTATTGAAAGTGTTTCTGTTTGTACTTCTCTTGATTCTTCATTTGTTTGACCTTCAATTTTTGGGCGACCTGCTGAACAATTATAAAGTACATGACGTATTTTTTTCTGATCTCCATCAAATTCAAAAAGTAATGCAAAGTTCTTTGTCTCTGATCCTGAATCTTCAACTAGAACTTTATTCTTATCTTCTCTTTCTTGAAGAATATCCTTTCTGAAACTTTCTGGAATCATCGCAATCTCTAAATCTCCATCATATCCCATATTGTTATTGATTGTGTAATATGATCCTCCATCTGCATAGAAACTTTCTGGTTCTCCATTAGGTTCTAAACTAATTTTTACAGCACCTGGAATTGGTACTGGCTTTTCATAAGTTGTTGTATCACCTTCAGTTAATTTTGCATAATGAACATGAGACAAATTAAATTTTACTTTATTTTCCATACTTAAACCTCCATTTTATAAATTGTTTCATACATTTCTTCACTCGGTATCCATACCTCGTCTTTTGTATAGATTAAAGAATAAGTTTGTAAAAGATCTTCTATCTTTTTTTCTAATTTAAAATCTTTTTTCTCTGTATACATTTCTATAATTAAATTTTTCACACTATAATATAATTTACCATCTGCTTTAAAAGTATTTTCACCGTCATAATAATATATAAGAAATGGCAATCTTGGAGCACTTCCTTCTTTAAAATGACTATAAACAAATGGAATTGCTAGCTTATATAACATTTCACATACTTCATTTTTATTCACGATAAATCCCTCTTTATTCTTTCTAATACTTTTTCGCTAATATCTCTTGTTGCTGGCTCTATATGTGGAATTGCTTTAGTACGCCCTCCATTCTTCTTCGCATGTCCAAATTCAAGTAAATGTGCTAACTGATATCTATTTTTTGAATGAACTACTGTTTGTATAGAGTGTGCTGTTTCTCTTTCTTTTGTCACTTTCCAACTTTTTTCGTAATCTCCACTTTTTTTAGGTGATCCTTCTTTTATTTTATCTCTAACTTCATTACTCACTTCAACTACTGCACCTTTTAGACTTTCCTCAGTTAGCTTAGAATATTCCTTTAAACCCTTTGTTATCTCCGCAGCAAGTGAATCAATAGTTGTCCTCTTAGTCATAGCTATTAACTCCCTTAACTCTTAAGAACTTTTTATCTTTACTGAACACATCTACTTCTAATATGTCAAAAAATTTATTGTTATACTTTATTCTATATTCTAACGTATTAAGTTCTTTTAATTCCGACATTCTTCTAACCACAAAAGAAATCACTTCCGAGCTTTTATTAATACCGTGTCTTTCTACCTCACTTGAAGTTACCAATTTTAAATTAGACCAACAAGTAAAAAAATCACTCCATGTTTCTAATTGTTGATGCAATTCATCAAATTCTAAAACTACCTTTTGAAAAGTAATTCTGGTATCTAGTTCTACAATATCCATCTTAAAACTCCTCTTTCCTATGATTAAATAGTAACGCTCTAAGAATTAGTGTTAATTCTCTAAAATCAGCATTTTCTCTATGTTCATAAAGATAAGCAACTGTATATAATATTGGTATTTTAAATTCATCAAAATCATGCTCATCACCTAACTCTGAAAAACTACTCACCCTTAGTATTCCTAAGCATAACTTTTTAGCTGTAAACAGAAGTGATAAGATTAACTCATCATCTTCTGTTGTATCAACTCTCAAATAGTTTTTAACTTGTTCAAGTTTTAGTTCCATAATGTATATTATCCTTTGATTGGTAATATCTGAACTGCTTCTGGTAATACTAGCTTACCATCAACTCTTTCTTTAGCTACAAATCCAATCATACCATTACCAGCGAATAATTCTTGGAGTTCCTTAAATGAACGAGCACCTCTATCACCTATGTTATAATATCTAAAATCACCGAAAGCGATTTTATTTTCTGGTGCAAAAGCTGAAGTATACACTGGGTATCCTGCTAATTTATCAGGCTCCCCTAATTGATATGATGGCTGCCAAATATATGCTCCATTGTTATCTTTTAGTTTTCTGATATTAGCTATTATTTTATCGTTTAAAATAAATGCTGCATTTTTTCTATATGGTCGTTTTAAAGCATGAATTAAATTGATAATGTCATCAGATTTTAGTGTATCCACCTCAGTTAAGTGCGTTCCTCCATTAGTTTGTGCAAATATTCCTGTTGGTTTTCCACTACCATCACCATTTAGGAAAGCATCTTCTTCTGCATTCGCTAGTGCTTTACCGAATTCTTCTAAGATATAGCTTTCTAAGTCAAACACACTATCATATAATAATTCTTCAGTAACTTTAATAGCTACATGAAGTTTGTGAGCATCTAATAAAACTTGTTTAAATGTTGCTTCTCCAAATTTTAATTCTCCACCTTCTTCAACCCATGCAGCCGCAGGACTTGATGCAGCTATATTGATTTTATGCTTACCATTTGTTTTTAAAGTCTGAGATAGTTTTCTAATAATATTTTCTTCTTTTAACGTAGTAACTAATCTACTATCATACTCGTCTGGAACTAAATATCCTCCATCAGTATCTACTTTTTCTTGTAGAATATTTTCTATTTGTCTAAAATTAGATCGTAGGGCTTTTATCATTGCTTTTTTGTGTTGAAGATTTTTTTTGATTTTATCTTCTTTTTCAGATACCATGGGTTTTGAGATTAACGGATCATTTACTGGTTTTGATAATTCTCTTTCCATATTTTCCATCTCTTGTAGTCTCTCTATTTCAAAAGTAAAGTTTTTAACTTTTTCTTCCATCTTGTTGTAAGTTTCAACATCTTCTTTTGATAATAGTCCATCACTATCTTTTTTACTCTCAACAAAGGCTTTTGCACCTTCCCATGCTTTAGCACGTTTTTCAATTAATTCTTGTATTTTTTTATTCATAATTCTTACCTCCAGTTTTTTATTAAATCTAATCTATTTATTAAAGAATCAGCTTTTATTTTTTCTTCGTTTACATTTTTAAAAGTTTCTTTAATTTTATTCATCATTGAATTTTGAACTGTTGCTTCTTGATAAAGCATACTAACATTTGGAATCTCAATGTCTTGAATCTCGTCTCGTTTTAAGATAGAATCAGCAAAACCAAGTTCAACTGCTTTTCTTGCATCCATCCATGTTTCATTATCCATAAGTTTTGATATTTTATTTCGTGATAATCCTGTTTTTATTTCATAAGCATTAATTATTGATTCTTTCACCTCACTTAGCATATCTATAGCTCTTTGCATTTCACTTGTGCTACCATATGCAATTGTCATAGGATTATGAATCATAAGCATTGAAACAGGACTCATAATAACTTCTGTTCCTGCCATAGCAACCACACTCGCAGCACTTGCTGCTATTCCATCAATTTTCACCTTAACATTTCCTTTGTGTTCCATTAAGAGATTATAAATTTGTGCGGCTGCAATACAATCCCCACCAGGTGAATTTATCCATACTGTAATATCTCCACTATGTTTAATTAGTTCTTCTTTAAAAATTTGTGGAGTGACCTCATCATCAAACCACGATTCTTCAGCTATTGTTCCATTTAAAAATAATATGTTCTCTGGTGGCTTGTCATTATTATTTTGTACTGTCTTCCAATTCCAAAATTTCTTCATCTGTGTTCTCCTCCTTATAATCTGTTAATCTCTCTGCATAAGCACCAGCCTTTCTAAGTGGTAACATGTTACCATTGACTAGATATAAGTTTCCTCCTTCCTCATCTGATATCAAATCTAAGTTTTCTAAACTCCTTATATCATTAGCACTCATCCAACCATTTTGACGTGCTGTTGCATATCCATTCATCCTACTTTGATAATCTCCTCTAAGCAGTCCATCAACATTGAATTTTATATAATATTTTTTCTTTTCATCACTTGTAAGTAGTCTCCTAGTCATAGCTTGTTCAAAACGTTTGACCCATGGATCTAGCGTATATTTAACAAATTCAAGAGATTGTTGTTCAATATTAGAAAAACTAGACTTTTCAAGATCACCTACCATATGTGGTGGAACTCTGAAAATTCTAGCTATCTCATTTATTTGAAATTTTCTTGTTTCTAAAAACTGTGCTTCATTTGGTGCTATTGAAATAGGAGTATATTTCATACCTTCTTCAAGTATCGCAACTTTATGGTTATTCTTACCCGAAAATCCTCTAGCCCAACTTTCTCTTATTGCCTCTGGATTTTTTACTACACCTGGATGTTCAAGTATACCACTTGGTGTCGCTCCATTTGCGAAAAATGCTGCTCCGTATTCTTCAGTTGCAATAGCCATTCCAATCGCATTTTTTGCCATAGCAATTGGACTATAACCAACTAAACCATCAAATCCTAAACCTGGTATATGTAATATGTCTCTTGGTGACAGCTTAACAGCGCCTTTAGTTTTAGAATTTGCATCCCCTTCACTTATATAATATTCATAATACAAATTACCAGTTTCATCTCTATCAACTTTCATTCTATCTGGCATCAATGGATAAAGTCCTAATACCTCTCCTTTACCATTTCTTATAATTTGTGCATACGCATTACCCCATAAAAGCAAATGAGTCATTAGTGTTTCTCTAAAAATAAAACTTGTCATTTCATTATTTGGTTCATCATGAAGTAACGCATATAACATATGTTCTGTTGCTTTTTTTGTACCAGTCTCGGTTACTTCATACACATGTAAAGGTAGACTAGCTAATGTTTCTGAAAGTATCCTTACACAACTATATACCGCTGTCATCTGCATGGCACTTCTTTCTGTTACTCT